GATCAAATGTTAACCCGCTATGGTTAACCGGTTCCTAACGTAAGCGGGTTACTCCGGTCCAGCGCCCTCATATGGCAGGAATTGCACTGCCCGCAGCCCTATCCAGTCATTCAGTTCCTCAAACCGGGCCATCAGCGGCTCGATCTCGTTGCGAAAGAACACGCCCTCGGCCTTTTCTACATCGCCGAAACCGCCGTTGTTCTCCGGAATGATCGCGACCAGCTGCGGCGGCGTGCGGTGTGCGGCCAGCATTTCGTTGCGGCTCACGCGCTTCACGTTGAAGAACTCGTCTTTCGCCGTCACCTCACCGATCGGCAGGATCTCTATCGCCTTTTCCTTGTCGCCCGGTGCGTGGACGTAAAGGTTGCGGAAATTCCCCGGCCCCTTCGCCTCCTTCAGCGCCTTGCGGATCGCATCGCTGTCGAGATCGGTCATCTTTTCGGATCGGTTGACGAACACGAAGCCCGCATGGCTGCCGTTCTTGTAGTATTTGCGCCGGAACAGCGTGGCCGCCTCATCCAGCAGGCCTGCCTGCAGCGCACCAAAGAACTCGGGCACGCCGTAAATCTCCTGCGCCGGGTGCTCCTGCATCAGGTGGAACACGCTGCCTGCTTTAAACTCATGCTCGCTCTTCCAGCCCTGGACGAAGAAGTACCGTCCATCCTCGGTTCCGCGGCGGGTGAACCGGCCAAGCGAATGCTCGAGCTTGAGCGGCCTTCCCGCCAGATTGTCGCGCCGCTCGAGATACCCATTGCCCAGCGAAAGGAAGTCCAGCGCCCACTTGCGGAAATTCGTCCGGTCGAGCCAGCGCGAGGGCTCGAAATGCTTGGCCAGCAAATTGACCTTCAGCCGGATGCAGCTTGCGTGCGGCCCGGGCAGGTCGAAGGCACGCGCCAGCCCGTCCATCGACACGGGCGGCGTGTACCACCGTCCGTTCGAGGCATTCTCGATGAAGCCCAACAGGCTGACACGATCTAGCACCGGCTCGGGATCGCCGAAGGTGAAGGCGACCATATTGCCCCCGTTGTCCGCGCTACCGCTATGCTGCGTGTGCGCGGTCCCCTCCTGGTCGATGAGTGCGTCGGCCGCCTGGCCGGCAGGGGTGGCTACGGCGTTTTCGGCCATGTCAGCAGAACTCCACTACGGATTGTTTCTTCGCTTCGCCGTCGAGCGGCTCGTCGAACAGCACATGCATGATTGCCCAGGCGACGTCGGCGTGCCCGGTTTCGCCGCTGCGGCTCGCGACATAGGTCAGCTGCCTGCCCTTGGCGGTCAATTCAGGCCGGATCGACAGGAAGCTGGCGCTGATATCCTTGTTGCCGGCATCGAACTGCAGGCGCTTGTTGCGCATCACGTTCTTGGCCTTAAGGACCATCAGCGTTTTCAGCGGCGCCGAATACTGGATCGACCGGACGCCGGCGAAGCGCTTGCGCACCAGCTGCACCACGCCAGAACCCGCCCCGGTCGTGTCGATCCCGATGTCGACCACGTTGTAGCGATCCATGGCGGCGAAGATCTCGGCCGCCTGCGTTTCGTAATCGCCGCGCAGCCGCTTCGTTTCCAGCACGCGAAATACCCCGCCGACCGTTTTCGGCAGCGCGACAACCACCAGCGCCGCATCGTCGCCCTGGCTGCTCTCCTGCGGATCGTAACCGATCGCCACTTCGCCTTCGCCATAGGGGCGCAGCGAATAGGGATCGTAATCGCGCCATTTCGAAAAGCTGTCGATGCGGCATGGGTTGAGCACGCCCATGGGAAAAGCGCTGTCGGTTTCGTCTACGAATTCGCAGAGATAGAGGTTGGCGAAGACTTCGGGCGCCTTGCGCTGGCGTAGCTCCTCGACGTCGAAGAGGTCGCACCCTGCCTTCGCCGCGTCCTCGATCGTTACCCGCTGGCGCCAGATCCCGTCGTCGCACAGCACGCCCTCGGCCAGCTGCTCGGGGTTGTAAGCCTCGATCTTCGTCCAGTCGGTCTTCGGCTTGCCCTCGTTCCACCATTCGCAGCTCCACTTGCGATAGGCCCCGTGGCTGGTGGTGCTGGGCGTGGAAAAATAGGTTTCGCGGTACCGCTTCTGGCTGGCCATGCCGCTGGCGACTTCGTCGATCCGTTCGAAGTCCTGCGCCCAGAAACACTCGTCATAATAGAAATTGCCATGCTCGCCCTGCGCGGTGCGGAAATTCGCGCCAAGGAAGAACAGTTTCGGCCGCTCGAGCGGCTGCCCCTCCTCGTCGTCGCCGCGGTCGATCAGCAGGTGCTCGCCCTTCAGCGTTACTCCTGTCCACTTGAAGACGAACTCGATTATGTAGCTGCGGAAGATCTCAGCCTGGCGGCGGCTTGCCGACAGGAAGATCTGGTTGCGGCCGGTTTCCAGCGCATCGATCAGCGCCTCGCGCGCGAAATACCAGGTCGCGCCGATCTGCCGGCTCTTCAGGATAAAACGCGTGCGGTGATGCGCCGCCTTCCACCACCCGTCCTGGAAACCGAAGTTCTCTTCCTCGAACTTCTCCTTCAGCAGCGCGGCCTGCTCGGCGGTGATCTGGTTGGCCCGCGCGGCCTTTTTCGGCTTTGCGTTGCGATTGGCGACCTTGTGATTGAGATCGGCCTCATTGCCGCTGTCGCGATATTTGCGGCAGCGTTCGAACCGCTCGATCTGGCGGCCGAGCAGGTCGATCTCCTTGAAGTCCTTCCCGCTCTTGTCCTCCTTCGCCACCAGCTGCTGGTATCGAACCAGCACCGATTCCTCGGCCGCGCGCAGCGGCGGGGCCAGTTCCCACTTCTCGCGCTTCTTCCAGCTCGCAATCGTCTGGTACGGGATCGGTTTGCCCGTCTCCTCGCACTTGAGGCCAAGGCGCTCCAGCTCGTCGCAGATCTCGCGCAGGCCCCAGCCCCGCCAGTAAAGCGAGCGCGCCTCGCGGCGGACATCGGCGTAATGCGGTCTTTCTATGGGGGCGAGCAGCATGGTGTCGGCGCACGCTGCCATCCCCGCGCGCCCGGTTCGCGCCCCGCTTGTTGTGTGAACTCGCGCCTACAACAGCGCCAGCTTGAGAAGAACGCCCGCCTCGTGCCCCTTGTCGCCGATCTCAGTCGCGCGGCTCTCATTCCCTGGGGCCGTCGCGGCCGGGCTCCGGTCCCCCCTCTCGCCGGAGCCCGCTGTGTTTGACGGGAGCCGGAGTAGACCATGGCCAAACGTTCGAAATTCTTCTGCATCGCCGTCGAAGGCGCCACCTGCGACGGCCGGACGCTCGATGCGAACGCGCTGCATGAAATGGCCGAGACCTACGCCCCGGCGACCTATACCGCGCGGGTGAACATGGAACACATCCGCGGCTTCAGCGCCGAACCGCCCTTCAACGCCTATGGCGATGTGGTCGCGCTCGAAACCCGCGATGTCGAACTCCAGCTCGGCGGCAAGACCGAAAAGAAGGTCGGTCTCTTCGCTCAGGTCGACGCGCTCGACACGCTGGTCGAACTCAAGAACAAGGGCCAGAAGCTCTTCAGCTCGATCGAACTCAATCCCAATTTCGCCGGGACCGGCAAGGCCTATCTCCAGGGCCTCGCGGTTACCGACAGCCCGGCCTCGCTCGGCACCGAGATCATGGAATTCGCTGCCGGCAAGGTGAAGGACGGCGGCACCAGCCTCTTCGCTGAACGCAAGATCGAAAAGGGCAACTTCTTCTCCGCCTCGCACGAGATCGCCGGTTTCGATTTCGCCGAAGGCGACAGCACCGAAGCCAGCGCGCTGATTGGCGAGGCGAAGGGCTTCTTCAGCTCGATGCGCGAATTCTTCGCCCAGGGCGGGAAGCCTGTCGAACAGGCTTCGCAGCAGCAGCTCTCGCAGGCTGGCGGCGATGACAATTCGGGCGACCCGGCGAACGACAATCTCGCCGCCTTTGCGGACAATTTCGGCAAGGGCTTCGACAAACTCGCCGCCGCGATCGAGAAGCAGGGCAGCGAATTCGGCGCCCGTCTCGACAAGCTCCAGGGCGAACACGACACGCTCAAGGCTTCGATCGAGAACACCGATGCCGGCGCGCCGCGCCGCACCCGCGCCACCGGCAACAAGACCACCGACCTTTCCACCTTCTGCTGATCGCCCTCAGAACCGCCCACACCCGTCACCCTGCTGCCGTCCCCGGACCCCGCCGTCCTCAAGCAGCGAAGCGTTAGGACTGATAGAATGCGCAACCAGACCCGCGAGCTCTTCAACGAGTATCTCGAGAACACCGCCCAGCTCAACGGCGTGTCCGACGCGACCGTGAAATTCAACGTCGAGCCGACCGCACAGCAGTCGCTGATCGACAAGCAGCAGGAATCGTCCGAATTCCTCAGCCGCATCAACATGGTCACCGTGCCGGAAATGAAGGGCGAAAAGCTCGGCCTCTCGGTCGCCTCCCCCATAGGCAGCCGCACTGACACCGCCGGCGGCAACCGCCGCGAGCCGACGGATCCGAGCGGCCTGGACAAGCACGGCTACGAACTGTTCCAGACCAACTTCGACACCTTCCTGAGCTACGGCAAGCTCGACATGTGGGCCAAATACCCCGACTTCCACGAACGCATCCGCGATCACATCGTCCGCGCGATCTCGCTCGACAAGATCCGCATCGGCATGAACGGCAAGAGCGCCGCTCTTGTGGTCGACCGCGCGGCCGATCCGCTCGGCGAAACGGTCAACATCGGTTGGCTCGAGAAGATGCGCACCGAAGCGCCCGAACGCGTCATGGACGAAATCGTCGCTGCCAGCGGCCAGGTCACCTATGGTCCGGGCGGCGATTACGAGAACCTCGACGCGCTGATCTACGATGCGACCAACCAGCTGCTCGCGCCCTGGGCGGTGGAAGACACCGAACTGGTCGCCATCGTCAGCCGCGACCTGCTGCACGACAAGTACTTCCCGCTGATCAACGCGCAGCACGATCCGGAAAACCAGCTCGCGCGCGATGTCATCATGTCCACCAAGCGCCTGGGCGGCCATCCGGCCACCCGCGTGCCCTTTTTCCCGGCCGGGACGGTCATGATCACCCGCTTCGACAACCTCTCGATCTACGACCAGGAAGGCAAGCAGCGCCGCCTGGTGAAGGACGAACCCGAATACGACCGCGTCACCGATTACCGCTCGGACAACGAAGCCTATGTGATCGAGGACCACGATTACTGCTGCGTGATCGAGAACATCACCGCCGCACCGGCTGCCTGAGGCAGCGGCTCGCTGAACATCGAATAGCCTGGCCGGGTCAATCACCCGGCCAGACCGTCCTGAAGCAGCGAAGCGATAGGACATCGAAACGTCCTGAAGCAGCGAAGCGGTAGGACGAAAAAGACCCAACAGAGGATCTCCACCATGCCCAGTCCCGCCCAGCGCAGCTTCGCCCGGAAACTCGCCGCCAAGGCAACGCCGGCCAAGGCTGCGGCGCGCCCCGGCACCAGCGGCCAGCCTGTCGCTTCCGGGGATCCGACCCGCGCGAACGAATACGAACTGCAGCGTGCCGCGATCGGCGAGGACCTCGGCGTGCTCAAGAACATGCAGTCGGTCGCGTCGAAGATCGAGGCAAAGGCCGCGATGCTTCCCAAATACGATCCCTGGGTAGACGGCGTCCTCGAGGCCGCCCATGCCGCCGAAGGCAAGGGCCAGCTGATCGACCAGGACGACGTGCTGGTCGAAACCATGGTCTGGGCGATCGACTGCGCGGATCACGAGCGTGCCCTGCCGCGCATCCGCATCTTCTTCCGCCACGGCATGGAATTGCCGCAGCGCTTCGACCGCACGCCCGGCTGCCTCGTGGCCGAGGAATTCGCCGAAACGGCGCTCAAGGCAATGTCGACTGACAAGGCCCACGTCGCTGACTACGCTCCGCTGGTCGAAATCGCCGATCTCACCACCGATCACGACATGCCCGACCAGGCCCGTGCCAAGCTGCACAAGGCCATCGGCATGGCGATCGAGCGTGCGACCGACGGGGCTGAAGACGCCGATCTCGCGCAGGCCGGGGGTCGCAAGCGCGGCTTCCAGACCGCGCTCGAAGCCTACAAACGCGCCCTCGCCTTCGACGACAAGGCGGGCGTCAAGAAGTCGATCGAACGCGTCGAGAACACTATCCGCAAGCTCTCCGGTGGGGAAGCCTGATGGCGGTGCCCGGCATGGAGAATAAGCTTCTCTTCGGATGTCTGAAATACGTGCTGGCGATCGTCGCGATCGTCGGCGGACTTATCTGGGTCGGCACCAAGCTGGCCTGAACCAAACGCCCGTCCTCAAGCAGCGAAGCGGTAGGACGGACAAAAATCTGCCCCACGGCGCCCGGGGGCGGAAGACATGCACGAACGGGGCTTGCCCCGGTTCCCGCGCAGCGCGCTTCCTCACCCCCGGATTCGTGGCTTTCGATAGGAGGCAAAGCCCTCCTCAACTAGCGTAGCGATAGGAGGCTGATATATCCGGCTTCGTAGCCTCTCCTCCCTCGGGACCCGACCTCGAGGATCCTGCCGACCTCGTCGCGGGCGATGCCTTCTGGCCGGGCCTGTCGATCGCGGGTTTCCAGTCCGAGATGCGGATCCCCGAAGAAGTCGATCCTGCACGCCTACGCGCCGCGCTTCGTGGCGGGATGCTACAGGTCCGCGGCGAACTCCGGCTCTGGAAGGCGGGCCACGTCCTGGCGGGCGCTGCCACCCTCGGTGCGGTCGACAGCGAGGAGATCGACGGCGAACCGGCTGTCGAGCTGCTCTACCGCCGCGCGGTCTTCCATGCCGCAGCTGCCGAACTCGCCGAAACGCATTCCGATATCGCCGTCACCGGTGACGGCCAGGAACGCAACGAGGCCCGCCGCGATGCCGCCGGCGAACTCCGCCGCCTGGCCACCCTCGCGATACGCGACATGCTCGGCGTCACCCGCACTTCGGTCGAGCTGATATGACCCCGTCCTCAAGCAGCGAAGCGGTAGGACGCGCAAAACCGTCCTCAAGCAGCGAAGCGGTAGGGCCGGAAATGCTCTCCTCAAGCAGCGAAGCGGTAGGACCATGAACGTCCTCTCGATCGAAGGCGACACACTCGACCTCATCTGCTGGCGCGAGCTCGGCCGCACTGCCGGAGTTGTCGAAGCCGCGGTCGCAGCCAATCCCGGCATTGCCGATCTGGGTCCGGTCCTTCCCATGGGTACGCCCGTCGTCCTGCCGGACGTCGCGATCGCCGCGCCCGGAACCCGCGACATCGTCCAGCTGTGGGATTGAATGTGTCCCCCGGTCCTCAAGCAACGAAGTGGTAGGACACAAAAATGCGCAAGCCCCAGCTCCTCCGCGATCATCTCGCCGATGCCTTTCCCGAATTCAACGGCCGCGCGCGCGACAGGCTCGCCGTCTATGTCGAGAATGGCCGCGTCCGCGCGCGTCCTGCGCCCGGCACCTCGACTGGTGTCGCCAGTTTCGAATGGGCCTACCGGCTCGAGGCGGTGCTGCTCGACTTCAAGGGCGATGCCAACACCGTCCTCGCGCTCGTGCTGGACTGGCTGCGGATCCATCAGCCCGAACTCCTGCTGTCGCACGAAGGCAGCCCGATCGAACTGCAGGCGGACATCATCGATGACGAACGCATCGATCTGCAGCTCTCGCTCGAGCTCAGCGAAGCGGTGCGCCGGACCGAAGACGGGTTCGAATATCTGCCCGAACCGGCGATCGATGACAGTTTCGAAGGCATCGGTGATGCGGTTGGTCTGTCCGGCCTCGTGATCGGCGGCGAGGACCTGGCTTCATGATCGAGGGCGTGGAAGCCATGGAGGCTGTCGGCGAGTATTTCGATGCCATGCTATCCGATCTCTCGCCGGCGAAGCGCAAGAAAGTCGCGGTCAAGATCGCGCGCGAGCTGCGCCGCAGGAACCGCGACCGGATCAAGCGCAATGTCGAACCCGATGGCGGCAAGATGGCCCCGCGTAAACGCAAGCGCCGCATCCGAAGGGGCAAGCGCACGATCAAAAGCGGGCTGATGTTCCGCAACCTCTACAAGGCGGATCATCTGAAATTCCACGCTACGCCCGATAGTGCCAAGGTCTATTTCGCCAATCCCATCGCCGCTCGGCACCACAGCGGCGGTCGGATGGCCGTTGGCCGGGATTCGCAAGGGCGGAGGGTCGAAGGTGATTTCCCGGCCCGCCCGCTCCTGGGCCTCGACAGCGAAGACATGGACGCGCTGACCGAAGAACTGCTCAAATGGTTCGACGACAATCCGGCGTGGTCGCGTTAGACGCGGATGAACCTGGCCTCGCCCAGCTGCCGGTCGCCGGGCGGCAGCGATCAGCCTTGCCTCTGATCTTCCTCGATCGCATTCAGCTCTTCAGCGCGCGTCGCGGGGTCCAACTCAATGGCCATCTCGCGCTTGCTGCGCGCTATCTCTTCCTTGCGTGCGGCAGTTTGCGGGGCCGCGGCCACGCCCGCTGCCATGCAAAAGATCGCGATTACGAACCAGCCCGACAGCCCGATGCCGAGCAAGGATGCAACCAGCAGGACCGGAGCCCCGAACTTGCCGATCGCGTCGATCCCCGAATGCCGCCATTCGGCAATGATCAGGGCGAATATCGTTCCGATCCAGCAGGAAAATACGACAGCTTCCCACATCAGCCGAATTCTTTTCTCAGGATGCGGCGAATCGCTTCGGGACGTGAGGGTTCGTCGCTCTCTGCTTTCCGCCATTTGTCGAGAGGTTCCAGTTCGTCTGGCTGGAGCCGGACGCCGACGAGTACACCCCTTTGTGGTGGGCGTGTTGATCTCGTGTTATCCTCAGTTGACTTGCTCATGAATTCGGGTTAACACCAAATCAGGCCGATGGGAAGCGCCAACTTCTCCACCGGCCCTAACTCAAGCCACGGAGTACAAGTCCGATGACCCAAGCTAAGCGCACCGATACCGCCACCGTCAAATTCCCGCAACCGGTTCACGCCGCCACCCGCGCCGCGCTGCTGCGCCGTCTGTGGGATGGCTACGCGCCCGACGGTTCACCGCTGGCAGGGGGTGCGTGATGTTCGATACCTCGTCCCGCGCGGCGATCGAAACCGCGATCGATCAGCTGATTGGCCTGCTCGATGCCGTCGACGGTGATCCCGACCTCGAGGACACCGATGATGAATACGACCCGCTCGACCTTGGCGAGCATCCCGGCCATTACCCCGGCCGGCTGCGCTACGGCATCGACCAGCGCCGCGGCCCGCTCAATTGCGAAGATGTCCTCCAGCGCGGCAGCGATGTCGTCTCGAAGGTCGGTATCGCATGACCCGGCACGATGCCGACCTGCTGCGCCGCGCCGAACTGATCGGCGAGATTTCCGAGATCGGCAGCGCCATTGCCGGGCTTGCCGAAATGCTCGAAGCGCTCGAGGACCAGCCTGCGCCGCACACGCTCGCCGCGCTGCTGCGCGGGCTGGACTTCTGGATCGTCGATCTGCTGCGGCGGCAGGAAACCCAAGGCCCGGACCCCTTACCCGGCTGACCATGTTGTAAGCGGGCGCTCGCACAACAGCGCCCGCTTCGCCCGCCTGCCGGGCCAAGCGCATAATCGCGCCCGATGCCCGGCTCCATTTCCTCCTCTACCGCTGTCGACCTCTCGCGCCTCGCCGCGCCCGATGTCGTCGAGCCGCTCGATTACGAAACGATCCTTGCTACGATGAAGGCCGATCTCGTCGCGCGCGATCCCGCCTTCGACCAGCTCGGCGATGCCGATCCGGCGATCAAGGTATTGCAGGTCGCCGCCTATCGCGAGCTCCTCCTGCGCCAGCGGGTGAACGAAGCCTGCCGGGCGGTCATGGTGGCTTCGGCAACGGGTGCCGATCTCGACCAGCTTGGCGCGCTTTTCGGCGTCACGCGCCTCATCCTCGTGCCCGAAGATCCCGGCGCCGGGACCGCTGCCGTCTACGAAAGCGATCTCGACCTGCGCACGCGGATACTCCTCGCGCCCGAGAGCTATTCGGTCGCAGGGCCCGTTGGTGCTTATCGCTACCACGCCCTCTCCGCCGATCCGGACGTTGCCGATGCCGATGCCTTCAGTCCCGCCCCGGGCGAAGTCGTCGTCGTCGTGCTCTCGCGCTCGGGCGACGGCGTTCCGGCCGCCGAAGTGCTTGAAACTGTCGAGGCTTCTGTCGCCGGCGACACCGTTCGCCCGCTCACTGACCAGGTCACGGTGCAGGCCGTCCAGCTCGTACCTTTCGACACCGTGGCCGTGCTCGAGGTCTTTGCCGGGCCCGACCAGAACCTCATCCGCGAACAGGCGGCCGCCTCGCTCGCTGCCCTCTACGAACGCTCGCGCCGCATCGGCCGAGACGTGCCGCGCAGCGCGATCATCGCCGCGCTACATGTGGGCGGCGTCGAGCGCGTCAACCTGCAATCGCCAGCTGCCGACGTCGCGATCGCGCGCACCCAGGTCTCGGCGCCCGGGGCAATCACGCTCACCGCCCAGGTCTCGGCGGAATGAGTGCGGATCTTTTACCACCCGGTTCGACCGTGCTCGAGCGTTCGCTGGCCGATGCCAGCGCGCGGCTCAGCGACGTGCCTGTACCGATCCGCTCGCTCTGGAATCCGGCGACCTGCCCCGCAGCCCTGCTGCCCTTCCTCGCTTGGGGCGTATCGATCGACCTTTGGGATTCGCAATGGAGCGAAGCCGAAAAGCGCGCCGCCATTGCGCGCGCGATCGAAGACCAGCGCCGCAAGGGAACGCCCGCATCGCTGCGCAGCGTCATCGACCGCTTCGACCCGCTGATCGAAGTCGTCGAATGGTTCGAAGACCGCGACACGCTCGACCCGCACACCTTTCGCCTGGAATTGCCGCTGCGCGCCGAAAGCGCGGTCGAATACGATGAAGCCTTGGTCGCGGCGCTGCTGCGCGACATCGCGGCCGTAAAGCCGCTGCGCGCGCATATGTTCGCCGTTCATCGCCTGGTTGCGCAGGCAGACGCCTGGCTGGTCGGCGCGGCCCAAGTCGCCGGCCTGACCCGCATCGACAGCTTCACCGATCTGACCATTCCCGAAAATCCTGCCTGGGCGAACTACCTGCAAACCGAAGATGGCGAGCCCATCCGCAGCGCCGAAGGCTCTTTCCTGGAAGTCGCATAAATGGCCAATCCCATCAATCTCATCATCACGAATGCCGGCTTGGATGCGCTGGTCGATGCGCAGAACGGCGACACCGATGCGATCAAGGTCATCGAAGTCGGCCTGACCGAAGCCGCCTTCGACCCAGCGCCAACGCTCACTGCGCTGCCTGGCGAATTCAAGCGACTTGCCAGCTTCGGCGGCCAGTCGACCGGCCCGAACACCATCCACATGACCGCGCTCGATGCGGGCGCCACCACCTATGACCTACGCGGCATCGGCCTATTCCTGGAAGATGGCACGTTGTTCGCCAGTTTCGCCCAGGCGGATCCCATTTTTTCGAAGGTTTCGATCGCCAGTTTCCTGCTGGCGTTCGATGTTCGCTTTTCGGGCGAGGTCGGCGAAGACATCACCTTCGGTGATGCGACGTTTCTTTATCCGCCGGCGACCGAGACGGTCAAAGGCGTGGCGGAAATCGCGACCCAAGAAGAAACCGATGCGGCGACCGATGACGAACGCATCGTCACCCCGCTCAAGCTGGGCGTTTTCGTCAACGCCATCGCCCGCGCACTGCAGGGGGCGATCGATGCGCTGACCGGCCGCACCATCACCGGCACCGGCCTGGCTACCGGCGGCGGAAGTCTTGCCGCGGACCGCACGATTAATGTCGCGGCAGCCAGCAGCGCCGAAGCCCGGGCCGAAGCCCTGGCTACCAAAGCACTCACGCCGGCATCGCTGGCAGGCTTCGCGCGGCAGGTCGGACAAAGCGGATATGCCACCATCCCAGGCACGGGCGGCATGATCATCCAGCATGGCCGCTTCACCGCTGCCGCGAATGGGCCGACCAGCGTGACCTGGCCGATCGCCTTCCCGACAGCTTGCTATGCCGCGGTCTGCAATGGCGGCAAATCCGACGCGGCGATCCAGGATAACTACGTCACCTTCCTGGCCGAAAGCATCAGCGCGACCGGCGCCACCGCCTACAACAACCAGACAGCCTATTCGGCCAGCTTCATCGCGATCGGGAGATAAGCCGATGACCCTTTTCTTCGCGCTGTTCGATGGCCGGCCCGCCTTTTTCGATGCAGACATCCATGGCGCCGCGGTCCCCGAAAGCGCGGTCGAAGTGACACCTGCGCGCCATGCCGAACTGCTCGACGCGCAGGCGCAGGGCAAGGAAATCTATGCGGGCAAAGGCGGCCATCCGCGCGCGCGCCGCCGCCGCCAGGACGCCGAAACCATCCGGGCCGGCCTGCTGCTGCAGGTCAAGCGCGAAGCGCAGCGGCGCATCGATCTTGTCAGCCCGCAATGGCGCCAGCTGAATGACCTGCGCGTGCCCAGCGAGGCGGGCGACCGGCGCTTCGCCAGCATCGACGCAATTCGCGCGGCATCGGACCAGATCGAAGCCGCGCTGGACGCCGCCGACCCGCGCGATCTTTCCGCTTTCAACCCAAGCGACCGGCCCGAATGGCCGGCGGAGCGAGCCTGATGTCGAAAATTTCCGAACTGCCTACCCTGGCCGCCGAAGCGATCGATGGGTCGGAGATGGTCCCCGTCACAAAGGGCGCGGGAACCTTCGGCGCGCCCATCGAATACCTTGCCCGCCGCGCAGCAGAAGATGCGCAGGGAACGGCCGATGCAATTTCCGATGCGCTTGCTCGGATTCCGCCAATCTACAACGGCGACCCCATCATCGCCTTTGTCGATGCTGGCGGCCGCCTATTGGGAGGTTTCGACGCCGCCGGCCAATTCTTTATTGGCAAACAACTCGACCCCGCATCTCGAGAAACCATCAACTATCTGGCGCATGCCCCAGGCAGCGGCCTGCTTTTCGCTGTTACTGATGCAGATAATAAGGTGGTTTTTGGCATACGCGACAATGGCGAGATCATCTCGCTACCCGGCACCGTGCCGACTTCGCCTGTCGCCGCGCCTTCTGCACCTGCATTAGAGATGGGCGGAAGAATTGCGCTAAAATCAATGAGCCCGGCCAGCCTGACTTCACTGTCGACCACTGCAGTCGGCCGTGCGGATTCGGATGGCCTGAATGCCCCGACCATTCTGCTCGACGGCGCCGGCTTCACCCATCCGTCAATCGTGCATGTTCGCGGTGGATGGAACGGCTTTCCTTATTGGATGGCTGTTACGCCTTATTTCGGCCCGATCGGTTCGCAGTCGGAATATGAAAACCCAACGATCTTCTGTTCGCTCGACGGCATTGCCTGGCAAGAGCCCGACGGGATTTCGAACCCGCTCGATTTACCGAATAACGCGCCCGACAGTGACTATTGGTCAGACACACACCTGGTCTTAGGCGATGATGGACGCCTGCATATGTTCTACCGCGGGAACGGCGTGTCGCGCGGCGGGCGTTGCATTACCCATCGGTCAAGTAGGGACGGAACCACCTGGTCAAGCCCCATCGACCTTTGGACGGCTAACAGTCTGGCGAATGTTGGCACGGAAAACCTTCTGCTTTCTCCGACCTTTGTGAAGTATGGCGCGCGCTGGACCTGTTTCGATGTCATCGCATCGTCGGACGTTGCAGGCTCTCTTTTGCTGCCCGCGCAGGGCAACCAGACATCGCGCTTCGTGATGCGCCGCGATGCCCTGGAACCCGATGGACCCTGGGGCGACTACGGCACCGACCAGGTTGTTCATTTTACTAACCGGCCTTGGGGAACAGAATACGACCCCTGGCACATCAATGTCGAACGCGTCGGCGAGATCTTTCTGATGCTGGTCAGCACCGGGCCCGTGGGCGTTTCCAGCAGCTCTGGCCTTTGGCTCGCCTGGTCGGTCGATGGTTGGAATTTCACGGTCCTGGAAGAACCGCTTTTCTCTGCCGCGACATATCGGTCGGCGCTGGTTGTCGAAGACGCGGCCGCGCAGAAAATCACTTGCCGGCTTTATCGGGCGCGCACCGACAACGGGCGGATTGACCACCACGAACTGACTTTGGAGATTTTGCCGTGACCTATGTTTTGAAATCCGATGTCATGGTTTCCGACCCGCAGGGGCTGCTGCCGGTTTTGACACCCCACGGCATGGCGCACGCTGACCTCGGCGCTTACTATTTCGGTTTGTCGGCGGATGGTTACGACATGAGCGCCGCGGAATTTGCTGCCTTTAGCGATTTTATAAATACGCTTGACGAGGCGGGCATTTGGCCCGCGATGTTAGCGGTCGCGCCGCTTTTCGGCGTGAATTTTGAGAATGTTAGGCGACAGCTTCGGCACAAGCTGGCGCCAGCAAAGATGTCTGGCCAACATGGCTTGGGCTTTTCGGATTTCGAAACGAGTGGCGGCAAGTCTCTAGGCGTTGCTCCCCGCGCGTTCTCGAACAATAATTCGCCTGCATTCGGTCTTGGCATCACCGGCGCTGAATTGACCGCGCGCTGGGGATTGTGCGCCTATGTCAATGATGATGGCAGCGCGAATCCGAGTGCCACGGCGGGAAAGAACATCTTCGGCGCATATTATGGCGCCGGCGGCGGATTCCAGACCAATTTGGAAGTTTACTACGATACGGCCAGCGGAAACGAGACGATCCGCGCGCGAAACGCCAGCACCCTTTACGCGCAAAGCGCAAACCTTGCCAGCATTAAGGGAATCCTAGCCGCCAGCGCGACCGAAACCAGAATCGCGGTTAATATGAATGGGGCGGAAATCGCAGCGCAGCAGCCGGTCGCATGGGACCCAAGCGTTGGTCTGCAGAAAGAACTTTCATTCCTTTCCAAGACGCCGGCGGACGGCGCGACCATCAGTCAAGGATGGAACGGTCGCGTCAGGTTTTTCTCTCTAGATGATGGCAGCCTGTCGAATTCCCAGCGGGCAACGTTGGGCGAAGAAGTCGAAACCCTAATGGACGCGCTTGGCCGCACCTTCGGCTGACCATGATGGCTAGCATCAAATGCCCCGCCTTTGCCATCGATCGGCCGCATGGCTGGAAAGGAAAAATCTGATGGGATTCGAACTCAAGGCGTTGCTGGCATGGCTCGCCATCGCCTTCGGCATCGCCGCACCGCTGCCCGAATTTCTCGGCGGCATGATCGTCGGTCTGGCGGCCGCCTATGCGTCCATGCTGTTCACGCCGCCCGAAAGCCGCATGACCGTCTGGTCTTCGCTGTTCGCGGGGCTTGTCGTTTGCATGATCGCCGCGATCGCACACCCGCAGCTGCCTTTCGGCGTCGATGCCTGGCCGTTGCAATTGGTCCTGGCGCTGGCTGGCGCATCATCGCGCTGGATCGGCGGGTGCCTGACCAGCTTCGGCAAGGGCGCGGTCGCGCGCGCTGGCAAGCTGCCTTCCGAATTCCGCCTTCCTGGGGGGAAAGACTGATGGGACTGATCCACCTTTCGACCGGCCTGGTCGAAATCATCATCGCGGTCCTTCTGTGGCACCATGCCGCGCCCGCTCTTCGCCGCATTGGCACCTGGCGCGCCTGGAAAACCTGGCTCCTCGGCGTGGCTCTGGCCCTGCTGGGCATTGGCCAGATCGATGTCTGGCTCACCGGCCAGGCGATCCCCTGGCTGCGCCAGTCCGGCGACCTCACCCTCATCCTCTACGCCGCCTGGCGCTTCGTCCACATCATGCGCCATGTCCCGCCGCCGCACTGGAGCAACGCACCATGAAACTCTCTCCCCACTTTACGCTCGCGGAGATGACCATCTCGCAGACCGCCGCAAGGCGGGGGATCGACAACACGCCGGGTGACCGTGAAATCGCAGCCCTCATGACGCTCTGCGTCGAAGTTCTGGAACCCCTCCGCGCGCACTTTGATCGGCCCGTCATCGTTTCCAGTGGCTATCGCTCGCCGGAACTCAATCGCGCGATCGGCGGGTCTTCCACCAGCCAGCATTGCCAGGGCGAGGCCGCCGACTTTACTGTTCCCGGCGTCAGCGTCCTCGATCTGGCGAGGTGGATGCACCGCAATCTTCAGTATGATCAGCTGATCTACGAATTCGGGCGCTGGGTCCATGTCAGCTATCGCGCCGGCGCGCTGCGCAACATGGAACTCTCGGCCAAGCGTATTGCGGGGCGCACCCGCTACTTGCCGGGAATTCAGGCATGAAGTCCCTGCAACAGCGCCTCGCCGCCTTCGCCGCGCGTATCGGGCTGACCGGTCTGGTCGTCGTCCTGCTGTGCGCCGCGCTGGTCGTCCAGACCGTACGGCTCGAAGGCTTCCACATCTGGCCGGTCAGCGTCACCGGATGGATCAAGTCCGCGCAGCTGCGCGCAAACGAGCGCGATGCCGAACGCACCGCCCACCGAGAAACCAAGATACGGATCGCCGAGGCGGCCCGCGAAGCCCAGCGCCTCGAGCGCGCGCGCCTCGAACGCATCCGTGCCGAACAACAGGAGATTTCCGATGCCATTCGCCAGGGCTACGCTTCTCGTCTTGCCGCTGCTCGCACTCGCGCTGACCGGCTGCGCAAAGAACTACAGGCCCGAACCCAGCCTGCAACTGCGCCCGCAGGTCTCGCAGTGCCCGGCCTATCCGCTACCGCCACAGGAATTGCTGGAGCGGCCGAGGATCCTCGACTTCCTGCAGCAGCCCTCGCCGCCGCTGAAGAACTCGAGCGAAACCTCATCGCCACCCAGCAAGCCCTCCAGCTCGACGCCCTGATCGATTGGATCCGCCGGCAGGCAGCGATCGATCCGAACAAGTCCGAGGAAATACAGCCATGACGACCGAGAAGTTCATCCACCTTCTGACCCACGCCAGGGGCTTGCCCCGCGCCTTCGTCGACAAGGCCCGCGCTGCCGCAGCCGCCATGGCCGAAGGCCCGCAGCGCGATGCGCTGAAGGCCGCGATTGCCGCCGCCGACGTGGCTCCCGCTCCGCGGACCCGCAAGCAGGCCGCTGCGGCCGAAAGCTAGCCCCTGTTGTAAGGCAGCGCGCGCACAACAGCGCGGGGATGGATGACGCTTCCTCTCGCGGCATGATTGCCCGCGATGTTCATCCAGCCCCGCCAAGAAGACGAAGACCCCGTCGATCCCCGCGCCATTCTGCGCGAAGGAACCGTCCTTGCCGTCGATCTGGACGCCGGCACGGTCGAGGTCGAAACAGGCGAGGTCCGCAGCGCCCCCATTCGTTTCAGCACCGGGCGCGCGGGCGACACCCGTATCTGGTCACCGCCCAGCGTCGGCGAACAGGTCCTTCTCCTGTGCCCCGAAGGCGATCTCGAACGCGCGATCTGCATCGGCGCGATTCCGCAGGACAGCTTTCCCCCGGCCGGCAACAGCCTGACCGAACTCATTCTCTTCGCCGACGGCGCGCAGCTGAGCTACGATCCGGAAGGCCACCATCTCGAACTCGCCCTTCCCGACAACGCTACTCTCGCCATTCGTTCGACCGGCGGCGTGTCGATCGACGTCGGCTCCGCCGAACTGGCGATCACCGGCAATGTGACGATCGAGGGCGATCTCGAAATCACCGGTGCGATCCGCGCCGACGGCGACGTGATCGGCGCAGGCGTCAGCCTCGAGAACCACCTTCACGGCGAAGTTGCTTCCGGCCAGTCGCAATCGGGGCCGCCCGCATGACCGGCATGTCCCGCACCCTCGGCACCGCTATCGATGGTGATGAACACCTTGCGCAATCCGTCGCCGATATCCTGCTGACGCCGATCGGCAGCCGGGTGATGCGGCGCGACTACGGCTCGCTGCTGCCGCAGCTGCTCGACCAGCCCCTGAACGATGCCACCCGGCTCGCGCTCTTTGCCGCCACCGCCACAGCGTTGCGTCGCTGGGAAAAGCGTCTGCGCCTGGTGCGCTGCGCGCTCGAGAAAACCGGCTCCGGTGCCGCTACGCTCTTCCTCGAGGGCTACCGTACCGACAGCCCCGAACCCAACAGCCTCGCGCGGCTTACCGTGCCGCTTCCCCGCCTCAACCAGGCCGCCTGAACTAGGAAGGACCGTTTCATGCCCTATTATCACGGGATCCGCGTCGTCGAACCCGCCGAAGGTATCCGTGCTCTAAAGCTGGTCGCGACCGCCGTGATCGGCCTCGTGGCCACCGCCGCCGATGCCGATGAAACCGCCTTCCCTGCAAACCGCCCCGCGCTCGTCACCGATATGCGTGATGCGATTGCAAAGGCCGGCACCAACGGCACGCTTGCCCCTGCGCTGGCCGCGATCGCGGACCAGGCCAGTCCGATCATCGTTGTCGTTCGCGTGCCCGAAGGCGCCGATGCGGCCGAAACCGAAACCAATATCATCGGCGGGGTGACCGATGGCAGCTTCACCGGCCTCGAGGCGCTGCGCGCAGCTGAAACCGAACTCGGCGTGCGGCCGCGCATCCTTGTCGCGCCCGGGCACGATACGCAGCCCGTCACCGAAGCGCTCGTCACCGTGGCCCAGCGCCTGCGCGGCTTCGTCTATGCTGCGGCGACCGGTACCGATACCGCGGCCACCCTCGCCTATCGCGCCAACTTTTCGCAGCGCGAGCTCATGCTGATCTGGCCAGACTTCGCGGCCGACCCCGCCTTCGCGGGCGATGCCGTCGCGCGCGCCGCCGGATTGCGCGCTAAGATCGACGAGCAGACGGGCTGGCACAAGACGCTTTCCAACGTCGCCATTGCGGGCGTCGCGGGGCTGACCAAAGATATCGACTTCGACCTCCAGGATTCGTCGAACACCGCCGGCCTGCTCAACGATGGTGATGTCACCACGATGGTCCGTCTCAACGGCCACCGCTTCTGGGGCAACCGCACCTGCAGCGATGACCAGCTCTGGTCCTTCGAAAGCCGTGTCCGCACCAGCCAGGCGCTGCAGGACACCATTGCCGAAGGTCTCGCCTGGGCAATCGACAAGCCGCTTACCCCGCAGCTGGCCCGCGACATCGTCGAAACGATCAACGCGCTCTTTCGCGGGCTCAAGGCCGAAGGGCGGATCATCGGCGCCGAAGTGCTGCCGATCGACCCCAATATCAATTCGGCAGCCAGCCTCGCCGCCGGCCGACTGACGCTCGATTACGAGTTCACCGACACCGCCCCGCTCGAAAGCCTGACGCTCAACCAGCGCGTCACCGACCGTTTCTACGCCCAGTTCGGCGAACAGGTCGCGCGTCTCTGACGCCTGTCCTCAAGCAGCTCAGCGATAGGACGAAAGAAAACGCGATAGGACAACCCGCCCTCAAGCAGCGCGCAGCGCGGTAGGGAAGAAAGGATCACCATGCTCCCCCAGAAACTGAAGAACTTCCGCGTTTTCAACGACGGGCAGGATTATCTCGGCATCGCTTCGGAAATCGAGCTGCCCAAACTGAAGATGGCGGGCGAGGAATACCGCGGCTCCGGCATGCTCGCCCCCGTCGATATCGACCTCGGCCTCGAAAAGCTCGAGATGTCGGCCACCTATGGCGGCCTCGTCGTCGGCGTGCTGCGCCAGTTCGGTCTCACCCGCGTGGATGGCGCAATGCTCCGCTTCGTCGGCGCCTACCAGGGCGACAGCTCCGCCATGCAGGCCACTGCCGCCGAACTGGTCGTGCGCGGCCGGCACATGGAACTCGACCCCGGCAACGCCAAGGCGGGCGAAGACACCGAATGGAAGGTCAATTCCACCCTCGCCTATCTCAAGTGGACCATCAACGGCGCTGTCGAAGTCGAGATCGACGTGCTCAACAACGTCTATATGATCGGCGGCACCGATCGCATGGCCGCTGTCCGCGCGATCCTCGGCCAGTAACCCACCGGGGGCGGCGCTCGGGGCGCCGTTCTTCGATCCGTTTATCATACCCGTCCTCAGGCTAGCGCAACCCGGTAGGACAAAAGGAACGAGAGGCCCGAAATGAGTGACACGCCCGAAACCGCAACCGTCAAGCTGGTCCACCCGATCAGGCGCGAAGGGGGCGACATCGCTGATCTCGTGCTGCGCAAGCCCAAGGCCGGCGACCTGCGCCGCCTCAGCCTGCAGAAGCTGCTCGAAAGCGACATCGATACGCTGCTCAGTGTCATCCCCCGCATCAGCGAGCCCGCGCTGATCGACAGCGAGGTCGCCCAGCTCGAGGCCGAGGACTTCGCCGAAATCGGGGGCACGATCTTCGGTTTTTTTATGAGCCCGACGGTGAAGAGGCAGGTCGAGGAGATGACGGCCCGCTGAATGTCGAACGGATGATCGCGGAAATCGCCGCGATCCTCCACTGGCAACGCTCCGAACTCGTCACGCTCGAAATCGATGAACTCCTTCGCTGGCACGGCATCGCCGTGGCCACCTGGAACAGGTTGAACCGGACCGAGAAAGGCTGATCACAATGTCGAAGAACAGCCTCAACCTCCTGGTCAAGTTCTCCGAGAAGGGGCTGTCCGAACTGAAGGGGGGATTCAAGAACCTCGTCGGTCTCGGCAAGTCGGGCGCGAACAGTTTTCGAAACCTCAGGAGAGAAGCCGACGGGTTCAAAGGCGAACTCGAAAAGGTTCGAAAGCAGATCGACGGCGCGAGCGGTAACATTACCGAGCTCGTAAATCGCGAGAAGCAGCTCGAGCGTTCGCTCGAAGGCGCCAACGACGAACTGCGCAAGCAGGGCAAGCTCTACGAAGCCTCCAAGAAAGCTCAGGCTATCCGGGCGAAGGGCGCTGATTTTCGCAGCCGCGGCCGCGCCAACGCCATTGGAGGTGCTGCGCTCCTCGCACCCTTGGCAGTCGCAGCCAAGGCAGGCGCAGACTTTTCCAGCCAGATGGTCGACATCCAGCAGAAGGCGAACCTGTCCGACGCTGCGACCGCGCAAATGCGCAACAACATCATCGATGCTTCGCGCGCGTCCGCGCAAATGCCCGATGAAATCGCCGCATCGGTGGAATCCCTCGCTGGTCTGGGCATGGATCCGCAACAGGCCGCCAAGCTTGCTTTGCCGATGGGCCGCTTCATGACCGCCTTCAAGGCGCAGGGTGCAGACACCGCAGCCTCGCTGTATGCCGGGATCGAGACACTCAATATCCCGCTCAGCCAGTCGCAGAAGTTCCTCGACATGATGGCTGAAGGCGGCAACCAGGGCGCGTTCGAAGTCAAGGACATGGCGGCTGCCATGCCAGGCCTGACTGCCCAGATGAAGAAGCTCGGCCAGACAGGGCAGTCCGCTGGGGCCGAACTCGTGGCCATGCTTCAGATCGTCCGAGGCAGCACGGGCACGTCCGCCGAAGCAGCCACCGCGTCCTCCGATCTGCTTTCCAAGCTCACCGCGCCCGCCACCATGAACGCTTTCAAGAAGGCAGGCATCGATGCCTTTGGCGCGATCGAGAAAGGGCTGAAAAACAACATCTCACCGCTCGAAACGATGATCGCTCTGACCAACCAGGCAACCGGCGGCGACGACAAGAAGCTGGGCATGTTCTTCGCGGACAAGGAAGCCAACCGGGCGATGACCGCACTTATGCAGAACTACGACAAGTTCGGGCAGATGAAGAAGGACATCGCCGCTGCCGACGGCGTAACCGACCAGGCCTTCGAACAGCGCATGGCGAACGATATTACTAAACAGATGGACGCGCTCAAAAGCGCTGGTGCTGGTCTTTTTCTGGAAGTTGCACCCGTCCTGACCCCGGCGATCACCGCTTTAACCGGCGCAATCACACCCTTAGTGGCCTCGCTCGCCGACTGGGCACGGGAGAATCCCGGTCTGGCCAAGACCATCCTGATGACCGTCGCAGGCTTCGGCGCAGCACGCGTCGCACTCGGCGGCCTGCAGTTCGCCTTCGGCGGCATGCTTGGCCCGCTTTCCAAGGGGTATCAGCTATGGAAGAAATACCGGACACTCGGATCCATCGCCGAGACATTCCCCAAGCTCGCAACTGGCGTGCGGCTGCTGGGCGTCGCTTTCCGTTTCATGCTCGGGCCGGTCGGCCTTTTCCTGACCGTACTCGCTGTCGTCGGCGTCGCCGTCTACCGGAACTGGGATACCATCAAGGCCGCGTTCAACACTGGCATCGCGTTCCTTGGCGGACTGCGCGACAAGTTTTTGTCGATCGGCAAGGGTATGATCAGCGGTTTGGTTAACGGTATCACATCCGCACCTGGCCGCGTCTGGAATGCGTTGAAGTCAATCGTCATGAACGGCGTAACCAACGTGAAGAAGCTGCTCGGGATCAACTCCCCCTCGCGGCTCTTCATGGGCTTCGGCGGAAATCTCTCCGAAGGCATGGCGATCGGCATCGACAGGAAGCGAAGCGACGCCTTCGCGAGCGCACGCCGTCTCGCAACCGGTGTCGCCGGAGCTGCCGCGCTGTCCTCGCCGGCCTATGCCGGTGGTGCAGGCTTAGGACCCTCCACGGCCCCGGTCTCATCGGGACCGGTCACCATCCAGATCTACCAGCAGCCCGGCGAAGACGCGGGTGATCTCGCCCAGCGCGTGCGCCGCGAGCTCGAAGCGATCGAGCGCGATCGTCGTGCCGGCGCGAACTCGGCCTTCGGAGATTGATCCTAATGCTCATGTCCCTCGGTCTCTTCGCCTTTGAAACCGGCAGCGCCCCCTTCCAGCAACTCGCCCGCCGCAGCGAATGGCGGCACGGCGAAACCGAGCGGGTCGGTGCGGCCCCGGCCGGCCAGTATCTCGGCCCGGGCAACGACACCGTTACCCTCTCGGGTATCATCGCGCCTGGCATTGCCGGGCGCCATTCAGCCCTGCGCACGCTGCGCGAAATGGCCAGTGAAGGCGAAGCGCATCCGCTCGTCGACGCGCAGGGCTACGTATATGGTGATTTTGCCATCCTCTCGCTCGACGAAACGCGCACCCACTTCATTGACACCGGCGAAGCCCGCAAGGCCGACTTCTCCCTCGAACTGCGGAGCGTTTCATGACCGATCGAACACCCGCCCGCTTTCATGGCCGCGATACCGGCGCGCAGCGCCAGCCCGTCGGCCGCGATACCGGCGGCCCCGCGCGCGCGCATCTCGATTGTTCCGCGACCTGCCGCTGCGGTGCCAGCTTCAACGCCTCGAGCCTGAGCGAGCTGCGCGACAAGACCGCGATCCACATGGCCGACTGCGATGGCTGATCGGCAGAACCGCGCCGACTATCGCCTCACGCTCGAGGGCAAGTCGCTCGGCCCAGGGGGAACCCCCGCCCTACCCGAATTCGCCGCGGCGCTGATGGAGAAATTCTCTCCGCGCCTCGTTTCGCTCACCTTGACCGAAAAGCGCGATGGAGAAGCCGATCGCCTCGACATCGTCCTCGATGACAGCGACGGCCAGCTCGAGATCCCCCAAGCCGGCCAGGTCCTCTCGCTGCAGCTGGGCTGGGCCTGGGGCGCCGATGTCGAGCCCGGCCTGGTCGACAAGGGCCGCTTCAAAGTCGACGAGGCCGAATGGGAAGGTGCGCCCGATCGCATCACCATTCGCGCTCGCTCGGCCGACTTCGCTGCCAGCTTCGATCGCCGCCGCGAAAAGCCCCACGTCGCCCGCAAGCTGGGCGAGATCATCCGCGAGATCGCATCCGCGCAATCGCTCACCGCGATCGTGGATCCGGATCTCGCGGCTGAACACCTGCCTGTCATCGACCAGGACGAGCTGTCCGACGCCGCGCTCCTGCGGATCCTCGGCCGCCGCTTCGATGCCGCGGCTACGGTCAAGGATGGCAAGCTGATATTCATGCCGATTGGCGAAGCCCGCTCCGCTTCCGGCCGATCGCTGGGCTCCAGCACGATCACTCGCCGCGATGGCGACAGCTTCCGCTATCGCCGCGGCGAACGCGGCCAGTTCGGCGGGGTGGAGGCAAGGTGGCACGACCGCGCGAAAGGCCAGCGCTCGACTGTCGAGATAGGCGCCGGCGGCGACAAACCGCCCAAGCGTCTCAAGCGGACCTACGGCAGCGAGGAAACCGCCCGCCGCGCCGCCCGCAGCGCGAGCAGGAAAATGGACCGCGCCAAGGCAGAGTTCTCCATCAATCTGGCGCTCGGCCGTCCCGAACTCTTTCCCGAAAAGCCACTGACGCTCGCAGGCTTCAAGCCAGAAATCGATGCGCAGGATTGGCTAATCGGCGAATGCCGGCACACGCTCAGCGGGTCCGGTGGCCTCGTGTCCGAACTCACCCTCGAAGCGAAGTAGCTGTCCTGCCTAATATTTGGGCATTGCCATGTGAAAACATTTGCGGAACATGGCTCTCGGGAGGTGACAGGCGCGGCGCGCGGGGAAGGCGCGGCGTCTATGGAACAGGGTCGACTGCCAATGCATCCGAAGACCAAGGCTCCGCGCAAATCCAGCGCGAGCATCGACTGCCCCCACTGCGGACAGTCGGCACCCGTACGAACGAGCCGCCAGGTAACGCGGCTCTATCGCGAACTCTATCACCAGTGCAGCAACCTCGATTGCGGCCACACCTTCGCCAGCGCGCTTTCGATCACGCACACGATTTCCCAAAGCGCCTGTCCCGATCATTCGGTGGATCTTCCCGTCGCACCGATAAGACAGCGCGCTGGCAACGACAACGATCGAATAATTCGGCCGCGCGCAGCGAAAGGGGATCACCCTAGGCCAGCAAACACCTGAGTATTTGGGGACGGACGACCCAATACCTGTCGGCTATATCTCTAGGAGGGTTCCCTCGCGGAGGCGTTCGATCCCTCCGATGTAATTTTCATACATTCCAATGCGCGCATAATCCTCGGGAATTCGATATCGCAGGGCGAGCTGGTAATCGGTTATCAATCCTGCGGAATATTGTTCGAGATGACGTTTGCGAAGCTCGAGCGGGAAAAGGGTTTCCAGCGCCAAAACCTCGGCGTCCTGTTCAGTGTCGTGCGGCTTGAACTCTGCAAGGCTACGAGATGCGCCCGACACTAGAAGTTCGGACAGCTTCATGAGTCCCCCAATTTCGGTCACCCTGTTGCTGGGCGAAACGTCCAGGATACAGTGGAACATTTCTTTGCAGACGGCGAACCTTTGCCAGCAGAAATTCAGATGTGCTGAATACTGAATGCGGGCGTAATCGCCTACGCCCAGATATGCACCCATCTCCTCTTGATAAAAACTGACTTGCGCCGCGATGTTTTTCGCCGGAAAGTCGTATGCCTCCCAGATTATACGGTCCGCGAAACCACGTTCCTCGATCAGGGGCCGAATGTGGTCAACAAGTACGGGGACCTGCGTCAAACCATGCGCAGCATGGTACTGTGCGAGTATTGATGGAACAGTCTTTTCAATATGGTCGATCACGTGCGCGCAGCCCTTGAAGAAAAAATAAGGGGCGTTTCCGCCCCCTATTTGTCTCAACGTGATCTAACGATTTAGAATTCCGCGTCAAATCGCTTGCGCGGCGTATCCCCATCGATCGAATCGACGACATTGAATTCGCCTGCGGCAATCGTATCCTGGATTGCCGTGGCTTCCTCCAAAAAGTCGGACAGGGCAACGCCAGCCTTATTTTTCATAAAGAACTTAACGTTGACCAGCCCTTCCTTCTCGAAGAGCGGTGTAAAGCGGTTTGCGAACCGTTCAGCATTTTGCTGCATTCTGCTTCTCCGATTAGGCCCCTTAGGGCAGGTTAATAACGCGCCGAAAGCCATAAGGTGGCGTAAAGCGCAGCGATAATCTCAAAAATGACGGCAATCCGGTTAAAATTGCCTGAATGCGCGGCGAGTCTCCCTTATTCTTAAAGAGGGACGCGCTCGCTAAAGCCGAACCTGGCTCAATAAGCAATACGATTTCTACGAACTGGCTTGCACCATGCCGGCGCAGTTGCGGCAAACCACCGGCTCATCGACATGGGATCTACCACCGGCGCGTCCGGGCTTCGTGATCCACGTTCGTCTCGATGAAATCGAGTATCCAGGCCTGCAATTGCTCGGCGTCGAACTCCTCGATCCGGCAGTCACCTTGGCCCGCGGGATGCTGATTCTTGGTGCCGAAGAACATGGTCACCTTACCCGTCTCTCCGAACAGCAAGGACATCTTGTCGAGGCCGGTGTCTTCAAAGCCCAACTCGCGCATCGCAACCTGTTGCCGCTCTATCTCGGTATTTCTCGGGCCTGGGGGCGCTGTTCGCCAGCGCAACTCGACACCGGTTTCGGCCAGCTGATCATTCAGCGCCGCGACGACCTTCTCGGTAAGATCGCGCTTTTCTTCGAACATCTTTTTCGCGTTGGCCCTCTCTGCCTCTGCGCGAGCTTGGGCCTCCGCCTGCTCGGCGGCAAGCACGTCGGCTTTCTCCTTCTCAGCCATGAGCTTGGCCTTCAGATTGGTTAATCGATCGTCGCTCATTTCAAATCCCCAACCGCGCTTCCAAGTACTCGTAAAGCAGCTCGCGCCACTGGTCCTTATCCAGCTCGAGCAGCGGAAGCTTGTGCTCCCTCGATCGGCGGTCGTCCGGCAGGCGTATGCTGATCGTTCCGTCGCTGCTCCAAGCAGTGAAGGACAGATCGGTCAGCCCGTCGATCCGGCGAAGGCCAACGTACCCTTCGCCCAGGCGGTTGTCCGATTGCGGCAGCACGAATTCCAGAACCAGCTTGGGATCATCCTCGTCCAACTCGAGATTGATATCGTCCAGCACCTTTTGCATCATCGATTGCGTGCCGGACCATGCCGCCGCCGCATTGGCCGCGGCATACTGCCTGGTGGCGCTGGCCGCCGCAGCCTCGGACGCCGCCTGCGCTTGTCGTTCACGCTTGGCCGCCATCAATCGCTTGATCCTGTTCAGCCGTTCGTCGGCCAACCTAACAAGCCCCCGCCTGCTGCGCACCGTATGCGGCTTGATCCCGCGTGTATTGCTCCCCCGAACTCGAACTGAGCTGCTCGATCAGCCCGCTGCACGAAAAGCCCATCATATCGAGATAGCTTCGCGCCGAACGCGCAGCCTGCCTGTTCCAGTCCACGTCAAGGCTATCGACGGCCGCGGTTGCATCCGCCCGCGCGTATCCCTCACCCGCATCCAGGCTCAGCTGCTCGATCAGCCCCTCGCGAGAAAAACCCTGCATGTCGAGATAGGCTTTTGCAGAACGTACCGCGTTACGCTGAGGGCCGGTCAATATGGGTGCCGGCGGCACAGGGGGAGCGCTTGCTTCGGCCACTTCCGCATCCGATTCAGCATCCGTTGCCGGTTCGGAAGCGTCGATCAGGGCCTCGGCGTCTATCTGTTCCTCACCCTCATCCGGATCGCCCAGAATTGCTCCAAGCAAGAGCAGCCCGATGAAGATCGCAAATATCCAGAGGCAGCCCTTCTTCATCTTTCCGCCAAGGTCGCGCGTACCGGAACCCACCTCGGGATCCGCGGCCACGGCCTGTTGAAACGGCGCCCCGCAACTTGAACACTGCGCTGCATCGGCGCTGTTCGCTGTGCCGCACTCCCGGCAAAGTTTCGTTCCTGCCACCCTCTTGTGCCCCCTTGTTAGATCAATCGAAGATGCGTTCGTTCACGAAAGCCGCAATCTCCGAGACGTCTACGCCTCTGGTAAACTCCAGCTCGCAAACCCCCCAGCCCGACCCGCAGATCTTCATCTCGGCATCCAGATCGAAAGTCCCGCTATTCTCGAGCGAGAATGCGGTGATCGATTTCCATGGAAAGCTGCTCACGCTCACTTTCCTGCCCCGCAGGCCTTGCGGATCGATTACCATTAACCGGCGATCGGTAAAGACTGCGGCATCGCGCAGGCCCTTGTATTCCATCACAACCTTTTCGCCCGGCATCAGGAACGCCTGGTAGCGATCGGCCGAGGTCCCGATTTCCGTGGGGCTTCCAACGAATTTCCTCGATTGAAACGGATGTGCTGCTTCAGCCACGGTTGCGTCCCTTCTCTGCGATCAAAGTTTGCTCACTTTCGCCACGACCCGCCCTATCAGGTGCAGCTCGTCGTCGACCGCCCGATCTTCGGGCACATTAGGATTGTCCGACAGGATCGCGACGCTGCCGTCCGGACGTGGTCGCAGACGCTTAACCATGCCCACACCGCCATAGCTGAACGCCCAGATCTGGTCCGACAGACGCAGTGTCTGGTCGCTTTGGTCAATCAGCAGAAGGTCGGTCGTCTGAATTGTCGGCGCCATGCTGTCACCGATGCCTTCCGCGAACACGAGCTTATCAGCCTTCGCCGCGGTGTACCGCCGGATGAACGCAAGCGGGAATGCTTCCGTCTTGACCTCGGGTTCATCATCCAAATACGTACCGCCCATGCCATAGGCGAGATCGACCATGGGAACTTGAATGCTCCGGTCTTCGGTCAAATGCGTCGACGGCTCCCACTCGTTGGGATCGTCTGAGTTGCCAGCAAGGTAATCGTAAGGGACGCCCAGCGCACTCGCAATGGCGGGCATATAGCGCGACCGCAACGTCTGTCCCGTCATGATCTGGTTTATCGCACCCGCAGTGCAGCCAACGCGACGTGCAAGTTCGGATTGCGTGAGATCACGCTGCTCCATCAGCTCGGCCATTCGTTCGCGCGTCGAGTTTGTCATCGAAGGAAGCGTATGAGCCAATCTTATAGCCTGCTCTAAGATTTAGCTTTACAGCGCTTATAGCTAACTATATGCAAACTGCATGGACCGTGATTCGAATCCCGCCCGTAAGGCATTCTTGAAAGCGCACGAGTTGGCAGGCGGGCATTCTGCGCTCGCGCGGATTTGCGAGTGCACGCCGGGGAATATTCATCAGCTGGTTGCAAAAGGCTCGGTTCTTCCTGGTCGTCATGTCCTGAGGGTCGAAGCGGCCACCGGCGTTCCCCGTTATGAATTGCGGCCCGACCTATACCCACACGAAGGCGTTCCCGCGGCCCTGACTGCAATCCAATCCGCGGAGGCTGCATCGTGATTGGCTCGATCATCGCCTGCGATCATGCCGAGCGCCGCGCCGCACGTCACTTGCCGACGGATGACGCTTTGCAACCCGTCGTGCGTCGCCCGCGCGCCCGTATCGATACGGGCTTTCCCGGCCCCTTCCCCTTCGATGACGTGGGCAAGCGTACTCCAGCGCCGCAAGGAGCACGTCGCCAGTCATGACCAAGCTTCGCGCCCCCCTGTCTTTCGAGGATGCGCTTGACCGCGTCTCGGGCGCCGTCGGCGGCAAGCCCGCGCTTGCCCTGCGCTGTGGCCGCAAGGAACGCACCGTGCGCAACTGGGGCGATCCTGATACGCCCGAACAGATCCCGGTCGACGTCGCGCTCGATTTCGATCTCTTCTTCGCCGAGCAAGGCGGCCTCGGCTCACCCTTTCTCGAAGCCTTCGCTCATCAGCGTGAACAACTCGAGCTTGCCAGGCATTGCGATCGCGTTGCGCTCGGCCGGCAGGCTGCCGACGTTATTCGCGAATGCGGGGAAGCAGGCAGTGCGCTTGTCGTTGCAGCCCAGCCCGGGGCCTCACCGCGCGACCGCGCCGAGGCGCTGCGCGAATGCACCGAGGCTTACGAGAAACTCAAGCAGACCCTCCCTCTCCTCCTCGACGACGCAAACGCGCCGCCCGAGGCGCTAGGGCCTTAACCTTCCCCCGGCCGCGCAAGCCCGTGCGCGGCCTCTCCCGGCGGCGGGCGCCAATGCCCCCCGGTCGCCCGCCGCCATTTCCCGAACCGCTGCGCATCCGGCCTGCTTCCGGAAGCGCCTCCCCTTTGCCTTCATCGGAGTACGACCCAATGAGCGCCATCGCCGCCATCAATCCCGCGGCCCATTCCTTCACCGACCTGATCCGCGCCACGCCCGGCAGCTACATCAAGTCATGCCGCGACCGCGCCGGGCTGTCTCACCGCGCCGTTTCCGAAAGGATTGCGGTCCACGAAGGCGATCGCCGCCGTGCCGCCCACGATCTCGATTGCCTGGAGCGCGACTTGCCCGGTGATTACGGCATGCTGCTGCAACACCTGAAGGCCCGCCGGGTCTTCGATTTCGATCTTGCCTATTTCAGCGATCTCGCAAGCGCGACCTGCGCTGCTGAAACCGACTGGCCGGATGCAGCGTGATGCGTGCCCTGGCTCGCCACCTTCCGCTCGCCGCGATCGCGCTCACCGTATTCGGCGTCGCGCATATCGCCGATCGCATGGCCTATGGTCTTGCAATGCAGCAGCGCGGGCTTGGCCCTGCCCAGTATTTGGACTGGGGGAGGTAAACTGATGGCCGCCCACGTCCCTGTCGATCGCCACCTGCACGAAGCCGGTTTCGAAGACCGCTATGCCAAGACCTACCTCGGTCAGGCGCATTTGGCCGGCACTGGACCCCACGGGACGGCCTGCCGGACTTGCCGCGACTGGCAGCGCGACGAGGACGACTTCGATCCCGCCAAGGCCCGCGAGGCCTATTGCGAATACCCCATCCCCGGGAAGCGCCGCCGACTGGTTCCGGCCTCGGCGGGCTCATGCAGCTTTCACACCGAACTGGAGAATGACAATGGCTGAGGCCACCGACGACCGCTTGCGCCTGCTCATCGAACGCATCGAGCGTCTCGAAGAAGAGAAGAAGGGCATCGCCGAAGACATCCGCGACGTCTTCGCCGAGGCCAAGGCAGTTGGCTACGATACCAAGATCATGCGCAAGGTGATCTCGCTGCGCCGCATGAAGCCCGATGAAAGGTCCGAGGAAGAGACCATCCTCGACACCTACAAAGCCGCGCTGGGGATGGGCTGA